GGTTTTACACAAGTTATCCACAGGCAGGGCTAGGTTCCATGTGGAACATAAGTTATCCACAGGTTGTACACAGGGCAAGTGTGGGGACGCAATAGGGTACCTATGGCACAGATATTGCATGGCTCAAGTAGACACAAGTTGGCACAGGAATTGCACAGGTAAATAGTTGGCATGATTATTGCTACGCATGCGCGCATAGTATAAAAGGTAGGCTTATCAGTTAGCGACATGCTTATCTGTTTGCGACACAGGGTAAATTAATTGCAAATAGTTGTTGACAGGGTTGCACAGGCTGATACAATGGCACCATCAAGACAACAAACACACAGAGGCATACAAGATGATAGAGCAAAAAGTTTATATACTGATAGTCAACGGTCAATAGTTGTTGTTATTGCTGGCCGTTGTGATACCATAGCGGCCAGTTATAAAATAATTATTAATACAGGATTATATTATTATGATTAAACTATCTAAACCTAGCAAAATGCCTTGCAAATCGTGGAGCCTTGAAGCTCTCGACACTTGCCCCGCGTCAACGGATAGCAACGGCGACCTAGTGCCAGCATGTGTTGGTTGCTACGCTACGGACGGTAACTATAGGTTTCCCAATGTCAAAGCGCCACGGGTAAGCAACAAACAAGACTGGAAGCGTGACGAATGGGTCAATGAGATGGTCGAAGAGCTGGATACGGAACGCTATTTCAGGTGGTTCGATAGTGGCGACCTGTATAGCCTAGGATTAGCAGAGAAGGTTCTACAGGTCATGCAAGCAACGCCGTGGTGCAAGCACTGGTTACCCACTAGAATGCACAAATTCGACAAGTTCGGCGCTATATTGGCCACTATGGACGCGCTAGAAAACGTGGTTGTCAGGTTATCCAGCGATGGCGTAAACGGTGAAGTAGTAGAGAATGCCCGCAATAGTTCGACAATAATTCAAACAGTGCAACACAGTAACGCAGCGTTGTCAGTGTGTCCAGCAGGTGACCAAGATGGCAAGTGTAAGAAGTGCCGTCAGTGTTGGTCTAAGGATATTAAAACGGTGGCGTATATCGCCCACGGTCGCAAGATGGCCAAGCAATACAAAAATCTAATCGCCGTAGGAGGCTGAACCATGACAGTATTAAAGCGAATTACAAAAGATATGGAACAACCCACGCTGGAGGATATGCAGGAGTTTGTTGACGGGCGCATTGAAATAGTGTATCTTTCAAATGGCGATCACTTAATAATCAATGAGGAAGGGTTACTGGACGGGCTGGAGCCAAACATGGAAGCAACTGATATATGGTGGTCAGATGTTGGGCTTGATAATGTACTGTCTCATGGTATGCCGCCATTGGTGGGTGATATACTTTTAATTGAAGGAGGGCTTGCCTAATGAATATTAAAGATGCAACAATGCCGAACCGTCCAAGCATACTGATACTGTTTGTCGGTGATTATGTGCAATTGCACCACAATTTGTATGGTGACGATTCGGAGTGGTATTGGATTATAGAGATAGAGCCGTATGACATATGTGTGTTATCTAATGGTGCGCGTGTTTGTGCGTCCACAGAATACATAGCGAACGTATTAACACCCCTCGAATATAAGGAGCTGACACAATGAATAGCGCAATGCGGAGACAAGTAGAGAAGGCACAGAGGCGCGATACTGTGCAAAATATAATAGTGGAGGTCATAGGGTGGTCAGTCACTGGCCTACTGGCTATAATCGGAGCCTTCAGTTGGTACTGGGTCGCGGTCATGGCTTTAGGTTTGCAACCATAAACGATATCAAACAGACATAAACACAGGATAAACGATCATGAAAGAGCTATATTTTTATACTAAATGGTGCTTAATAGGGTTTGCAATTGGTTGGCCTATCGGCTATGCTATCGGCACATACATACTTTAAAGGTGATATTATGAATGATAACGAATTACATGGGGACGAACACCTGCTAGATGATGCCGATGAATACCCACCCGTGGAACAATGGGAGATTGACGAGGCACTAGCAGACATTAAAGCAGACTTACAATGGATGGAGGAATACAGCGAATGATATTAGGAGAGATGGAGAGAAAGGTCATACAATGGCACACAGACCGCAACTTAATAGAGGGATCGACAGACATACAGCAATTCGAGAAGCTGATAGAGGAAGTAGAAGAGCTGCGATTGTCTCTCAATGCCGATCTGACGCCCATTGATGATATAGGTGATATAATGGTAGTCTTAATAAACATTGCCACTAGGAACAATCTAAGCCTGTTTGATTGCCTCTGGCATGCATACGGGGACATTAAGGATAGGAAGGGCCAGATGGTTGATGGTCTATTCGTTAAGGAATTAGTAGATGAGAGCGTGCCATTATGATATTATTCGGACGTTCACTATCCATAGAGTACCGCCTAGGCGTGGGGATAGACCTAGAGTTTGCAGATGGGCGCGCTGTGTGGATATATGACCCCTCAACTGGGGAGATGGGAGCCTTGCCCTTCATGGGTACACTAATCAGCTTACCGCTATGTTTAATTAGCTATGGTAGGGTCTACGAGGAGGTTGACGAGTAATGTGGCTATGGTGTATTATTGTAGGAATGGCGTGTCTTATTTACGCCTTCTTTAAATCAACGGAGAAATAATGAGTAAAATAAAAGAGAATTTGCTGGGCTATGAGTACGACCAAAACGATTGGATTGAGCCAGCGGCACACGTTATGGTAGATGAGCTGGTAGAGTATCAGGTATACTGTATGTCACTATCAGAGCTGACCCAGCGAGTTACTAGGCAGGTCAGAGATGAATACTACGCCAACCCCTATCAGGAGATGGCAACCAGACACAGAGAGGTGTTTCCCAATGAGTAGATGTAAAGCGTGTGACCAGATACTAGGCGAATATGAATTAAAACGTATTGACAAATATACAGGGCATCATGTAGACTTATGCAATACCTGTTTCTCTCATTCTAACGATGCACTGAATAAGCTGGGAGATGATTTAAGACATGTTTCTGAGACATTAAGTACGAAAGAGCTTGACGAGTTAGTCAGTGCCGTATATAATACTTAGGTAAGCAAGGGAAAGTTATTATAAATAATTAAAGTATTAACCAAAAGGTACTTAAGTACCCCCACAACCAAAAGGAAAGCACCATGGCAGTATTAGAAGGTTTAATTGCGTTTGAAAATCTAGATGAGCATGAGATGTATCAGGGTCAGTCAACAGGTAAATACTCTGTAGTATTGACATTAGATGAGGACACAGCGTCAAAACTAACAGGCGTGGGCGTTAAGATGCGAGAGTATGAAGGCAGCAAACAGCGCAAGTTCAGTACCAAGTATGATGTGCCTATTGTCGATGCAGAGGGCGGCACCTTCAAGGGGCGTATCGGTCGAGGGTCTAAGGTACGCATTATGTATGCAGAGGGTCAGCCCCACCCAGTACACGGCACCAGCACCTACCTCAACAAGATCAAGGTCTTGGAATTAGCAGAGCCGGAAGGTTGTGAGGACTTCTGATGACAGTAGAGTCAACATTTGTTCAACATGAGGCGTGCCCTTCGTGCGCCTCTAGTGACAATCTGGCTCGTTATAGTGATGGACATGCAGTCTGCTTCTCTGGGGGCTGCAACCATTACGAGCATGGCAACGGACAGATAGGCCAACCAGTAAACAAGAAACCAGCGAGGTCTTTAGAGATGACAGGTGTAGTAGCAGCAATAACGGATAGGCGTATCTCTCAGGACACAGCAAAGCGTTACGGTGTGACAGTAGAATACGGCACGGATGGGAAGATTAGTAAGCACCACTATCCTTACCACCACAAAGACACAGGCAATGCCATAGGCACCAAGGTACGCATTGTTGATAATAAATCGTTCTATGCAACAGGAGATTTTGATGATTCGGGGTTGTTCGGCCAGCAGGCATTCAAGGCAGGCGGTAAGTATATCACGATCACAGAAGGCGAGGCGGACGCACTTGCTGTCAACGAAATGTTTGACGGGAAGTGGCCAGTCGTCTCCATCCGATCAGGGGCAGCAGGAGCAGCCAAAGACATCAAAGCCAACCTCGAATGGCTAGAGACCTTTGAGAACGTAGTAATCTGTTTTGACAATGACAAGGCAGGGCAGGAGGCAGCTAAGTCAGTGCTTGACTTGTTCACCCCCAACAAAGCAAAGAACGTCACGCTCCCTATGAAGGACGCAGGCGACATGCTACGGGACAACAAGGTACAGGCATTCGTTAAAGAGTGGTGGAACGCCAAGACCTACCAGCCGGATGGCATTGTGCGCGGTAGTGATACATGGGAAATGATCATAGAGCAGTCAGACGTAAAGTCTATACCCTACCCATGGGCCTGCTTAAACGAGCTTACGCACGGCTTTAGACCCAAGGAGCTAGTCACCATTACATCAGGGTCAGGCATGGGCAAGTCACAGATTGTCAGGGAGCTGGAGCATTACCTACTAGGTGCCTCAGAGGACAACATCGGTATCCTCGCACTCGAAGAGGACATACCAAAGACAGCATTGGGTATTATGTCAATCGAAGCCAACAAGCAGTTGCACCTTGACAAGACAGTGACACAGGAAGAGAAGAAAGGGTATTGGGATCAGACCATGGGGTCAGGACGTATCTTTATGTTTGATCACTGGGGCAGCACTAGCGAGGACAACCTGTTAGGCCGTATACGATACATGGCTAAAGGTCTGGACTGCAAGTGGATCATCCTAGACCACCTAAGCATCGTGGTTAGTGATCAGGACAACGGAGACGAGCGTAAGGCCATTGACTCCATTATGACTAACCTCCGTAAGCTGGTACAGGAGACAGGTGTAGGACTATTCCTAGTGTCACACCTACGCAGACCTAGCGGCTCCAAGGCACACGAGGATGGCGGTAAGATTAGTTTGGGAGAACTGAGAGGATCGGCGGCAATCGCGCAACTTAGCGACATAGTTATTGGTTTAGAACGTGACCAACAACACGCAGACCCAGAGACACGTAACACGACATGCGTAAGAGTACTAAAGAATCGCTTTGTCGGCTTGACAGGGCCTGCCTGTTACCTGTATTATGATAAGGAGTCAGGTCGTATGATTGAGACAAGTTGTCCAACAGGTGATGAAGCGGAGTTCTAATGAGTAAAATTGTATTTGACATAGAGGCCAATGGTTTTGAGCCTACCTTAGTCTGGTGTATTGCAGCTTATGTGCTGGAGTCCAAACAGATGATTACATGGGCAGGGGACGAGCTACAAGAGTTTAATAGCTGGCTTAAGGATCAAGGTGACTGTGAAGTGATAGGCCATAACATAATTGGCTATGACATACCAGTGCTGAAGAAATTGTTAGGTACAGATTTTAGTAAATGTAAAGTTACTGACACATTAGTCATGTCCAGATTGGCAAGCCCCTCACGGGATGGTGGTCATTCACTAGATAGCTGGGGCAAGACACTAGGTCAGCACAAAGGAGATTTTAATGATTTTACTGCGTATACAGATGACATGCTTGAGTATTGTAAACAGGATGTTACAGTTAACGAACTGGTGTACCAGAGATTACTTCACGAGCTTCGTGATTATGGAAGCGAGAGTATTGATCTTGAGCATAGGGTGCA